GAACGTCAACACCCAGAGAAGTTCATTCCTATGTGTATTCAAAGAGCATTAACTGGTGAAAAAGTTTATATACATGCTGATCCTTCCAAAACACAAGCTGGAACTAGAATGTACATACACGCAAAAGATGTTGCTGATGGATTATATTTCATTATCAATTTGAAAGATTATAAAGTAGAAGGTGACTTTGGTGGTGCTCATTGTCCTAAATTTAATTTGGTTGGTACAGAAGAAATTGATAATCTGTCATTAGCAACTATGATTGCAGATAGTATTGGTAAGAAATTAAATTATGAAATGGTAGATTTTCATACTAGTAGACCTGGCCATGATCTTAGATATGCATTAGATGGTGGTTTATTAAAAGGTTTAGGATGGGAACCAAAAATAAAACTATCTGAAAGAATTGGTGAGATGGTTAATTGGACAATTGAAAATAAGAGATGGATAAAACACTAATGAATTACACTGAACTTAATGCATGTTTAGCTTGTGGCCATGATGAATTGGTACCAACATTAGATTTGGGTATTCAACCATTGGCAAACTCATATACAAAAACTCAAGATGAAATCTTGCCTGTATATCCACTATTGATTAATCGTTGTACACAATGTCACCATGTACAATTATCTGTGGCAGTTGATCCTGAGTTGATGTTCAAAGAATATTTGTATGTTTCCGGAACATCAAAAACTATGAAAGAACATTTCAAATGGTTTGCCAATTTCTCTAAAGAATATTATAATACACTATCGAAAGATGTGTCCAGTATAAAGGTTCTTGACATTGGTTGTAATGATGGTTCACAATTAGACGAATTTAAAGAAATTGGTTGTGAAACTTTTGGTGTTGATCCTGCTGAGAATCTATATCCAACAAGTTCAGCTAAGCACGAAGTTGTGTGTGGGTATTTTGATGATGATTATGTTAAGAATCACCAATCACACAAACCACAAATCATAACTGCTCAAAATGTATTTGCACATAATTATGATCCATTTACATTTATGGAAAACGTTAGTCGTATCATGGGAAATGATTCTTTATTCTTTGTTCAAACATCACAAGCTAATATGATTTTGAATAATGAATTTGACACGATTTATCATGAACATATTTCTTTCTATAACATCAAATCAATGAAGGCCTTGTGTGATAGAGCTGGATTAAACTTGATTGATGTACAAAAAACTCCTTTACATGGAACGAGTTATATATTTGTCATTTCTAAATCTTGCAAGCGTGATTATAATGTGGATAATTTAATTGCATTGGAAGAACTTGCAGGATTATACTCACCTGACACATACAGAATTTATGGTAATAATTGCAACTCTGTGAAGGATAGTTTTCGAGAAGCTATTATAAAAGCAAGAAATGAAGGTTATAAACTAATAGGTTATGGTGCGGCCGCCAAAGGTAATACTTTCTTAAATTACACAGGTGTCAAACTAGATTACATAATCGATGACAATCCATTGAAACAAGGTTATTTCACTCCTGGTTCTCAAATAGAAATTTTCTCTATCGATATACTGGATTCTTATACTGAAGAAGATAAGATTTTGTTCATACCTTTAGCTTGGAATTTCTTTAAAGAGATTTCACAAAAAATCAAAACGAAAAGAAATAATAGTAATGATAAATTCCTAAAATATTTCCCTAATCTGACTGTTGAATAAATTATGACAACTCCTACACTAGGTTTTTTCAATTGCGTTTCTACAAAAAAACCTGCTACTGAAAAAACACTAATAAACATAAGAGAACTTTACCCAGATTCATATATTATGCTTGCTTGTGATGCCACAGAAAGTTATATGGATCTTTGTGAAAAATATAATTGTGAATATTTTCATTCTCAAAATAGAGTTGGTTATCCAGTTCAACCTTATGGTTATACGATGGATAATGTTTTAGATTGGTTGAGTAGATTCTATTTTGCGGCCGTCAGGACACCATCTACACATCTAATGATGATGGAAGATGACATTCTAATTAATCGTAAAATAGAATTAAATCCTGAATGGGAAATTGCTGGCATAGATGTTCAAGGACATTTTGAACCACAGGTTCCGGATCCAGTTGCAGAGATAATATACCAATTTTCAGGAAAATATCCTAATGTTAGACATTATGCGGGTGGTGGTGGAACCATATTCAAAGTTTCTACATTCTTGGATAATTATACTAAGATTGTTAAATTCTTAAACACAACAGGTAGAATGATACAAGATCACGCTTATCCGACATTGGGATGGATAGATTGTTTTATGACTGTCTTTTACTACTTGTGTGGAAAAGAATTACAAATCAATCCTAGGATGACAGCTTTACATAATTGTCACACAACGCAAGATTATGATAATGCTGTGGCAAATTTACATTCAGACTTTGACATCATCTGTCATTATAAAAAATATTATTAATTAATCAATTATGAAAATCTATCTAAGTGGAACTGCCAATCTAGGTGACTTTTTAAATGGAATGCCAGTCTTATCAGCATTGAGTAAAAAATATGGTAAAATTAATCTGATAATCAGAAATGGTATGCGTAAATTTAAAGGAATTAAAGAGTTCCTTATTTACCAAGATTTGTTTTCTGATGTTTCATTTGATGATGAAGTATTCATGTATGGTGAATTAATACATCTAAGTTCTTGGCCAATGCGTGAAGATAGAAACGATCCTAATAGACCAATTGAAACATGTAGATATGAGAATTGGATGTTTGATAAGTATGGTGTAGAATTAGATGTTGATGATGATTTTGAAATCAAGTTTCCAGATTTAAATCTAACACTTGATGATAGATCGTATGCTGGTGATCGCTGGAATGTGGGTGATATAGATTCTCGTAGAGCAACAGGTGTGTTGGCTCATATGAATGATAAGTTTAATTTTCTAGATTATAATAATGATCTATTGACAAATTGTTACTATATCAAAAAATCTACAAAACCATTCATCACAAATTTAACGGGTGTATCTGTATTGGCAGATTTGTTGAATAAAGAACAATATGTTATTTGGAAGGCAGAAGATTGGAATCCTGAATTCAGAAAAGGAGATGATATTGACTGGGATAATGGAAAGGATATCAATACGATATTCCAGAAACATTTTTACGGTAATAGAAATTCCAAATTAATACATGCAAGAGATTTTACATGATTCTGAATATCAATCCCGGAACATTTGGTGGTCCTGCTCGTGTAGGTGATATTGTTGGCATATGTAATGTCATACAACATCTAAGGAACAATCATCCAGACACAAAGTTCTTCATGCGACCTGGTACAATCAATGATGCACCACACTGCCAACAGTTTTTCTCCTATATGATGGAGAATACAAACTACTTTGCAAAGAATGAAGGTGTACTCGATTTAACATGGAATCGTGTTAATGTTTGGGACTACAGAGCAATTAGTGGTGATGTAGTGTCTATTCCAAACAACGAAAAAGTTGTTAATAAAGTTGTTATATTTCCACTCTTTGATGCACCATATAACTTATATCGTAATTGGCCTAAAGAAGTTTTCTTTGAGAAGATAGAAAAATATTTTAATAATTATCCGGAATGGGAAAGAGTAATCTGTATTGCTGATGATAAGTTATTACCACCTGGTGATTATAGAGATTATACTATAAGTACGAATTTCTTAGATAATCTGCAACATATAAAAACATGTAGAATGTTTATTGGTGGTGATACTGGCACAACACATTTTGCATGGTCACTAGACCGTGCTCCAGAAAGTTTACGTTATGTTACGTCAAATCGTGGATTAATACATACTACTCCTTTTTATTTGATGGATGGTAAAGGAAAAATTGAACAATATTGGTTAGATTTTGAAGGAGTAACTTGGTGAAAATCTCATTAACCTGCATCGATACATTAAACAATCAAGGCACTATTCGAGCTGTAAAGACTACCTTGGATACGATACCTCAAATTTCAAAAGTTTATTGGTTTAGTGATATTCCATTTCCTGAAGAACTCAGATGTGAAGTTGAGTGGACAAAAGTAGCAAAAATACGACCAGAAAATTTCATAAAAGATTATAATTTTCTTTCATTATTTCTCGTTCCTAGTATTGTCAAAGACGATTATAATATCATCGTTCAATCTGATGGATTTGCAGTTAATCCTGAAGCGTGGACATATGAATTTTTAGATTATGACTACATTGGCGCAGTTTGGCCTTGGATAGATCCTGGAGTAAATGTTGGTAATGGTGGATTCTCTTTGAGATCAAAAAAATTATATGAAGCACTTTTAAATACACGAGCATACGAAAATGATGGTGCAGAAGATACTATCATTGGCACGACCACTCGACCTATATTGGAGAGTCAATATGGTATAAAATATGCACCTATTGAACTCGCAGATAGATTTAGTATTGAACATAATACCAACTCACCTTGGTTTAAAAAAAGTTTAGGGTTTCACGGAAAACACGGAATAGCAAATCATTATGATGTAAATTTAGGAGATTTATAATATGGAATTTAATGAAATGATTCACACTTTGGCAAAAAATATTCAACCAAAGTATGTTAAAAAATATGACGATTACAAAGAAGGAGACTTCATACAATATTCTGGTCAATTATGGGACGAGAATGAAATGAGAGCTGCTCTCGATTCTTTATTGAATGGTAAGTGGGTCACATCTGGTGAGAAGGTTGCACAATTTCAAAATAAGTTTAGTAAAAAGTTTGATGTGAAGTATTCACACATGGTTAACTCTGGTAGTTCAGCTAATCTTGTTATGTTTACTGCATTAAAACACCACTTTAAATGGCAAAACGATGATGAAATTATTGTTTCTCCTGTTGGATTTCCAACTACGATTGCACCAATAGTCCAAAATGGAATGAAAGCCGTATTCATTGACATTGAATTGGATACACTAAATTTTGATGTTGATTTGATTGAATCAAAGATAACTTCTAAAACTAGAGGTATAATTGTATCACCTGTATTGGGTAATCCTCCAGATATGGACAAACTCAAGGATATTTGTGATAGACATAATATATTATTGATTGGTGATAATTGTGATTCATTAGGCACACGTTGGGATGGAAAACTACTGACAGAATATTATTATTGTTGGTCTACATCTTTCTACCCCGCACACCATATATCTACAGGTGAAGGTGGAATGATTAGTTCTGATGATGCATCATATATGAATATTGTACGCAGTGTTTCATGGTGGGGTCGTGATTGTTACTGTGTAGGTTCTAATAACCTACTAGAATGTGGAACTTGTGGTAATCGATTTGATGAATGGTTGGCCAACTATAACGGCACAATCGACCACAAATATGTTTTCACAACAATGGGTTATAATTTGAAACCATTAGATTTGCAAGGTGCAATTGGAATAGAACAATTAAATAAATTTGATTTTATCGATGAGAAACGCCGTGAATATAAAGACGTTGTTCAGAAATCAATCGAAAATCATATTAAAGAAGTTAGAGTAATTAATTCTACTCCAAAAAGTGATCCTTCTTGGTTTGGAGTTCCAATTTATTGTGAATCACAAGAAGTTAAAGAAAAATTGGTAGCACACTTTGAAGCCAATAAAATACAAACACGCAATTACTTTAGTGGTAATATATTAATACATCCAGGTTATGAACATTTAGATGATTATAGAAAATATCCTAATTCAAATCTTGCACTAAGTAATGTATTTTTTGTAGGATGTTCTCCTTTGTGGAACTATAAAATTTTAAATTACATTGATAAAGTATGTGAAGATTGGAGATTAAATTAAAATGTTGAATATAATATACAGACCGTATGCAGGTGAAAATGAAGATAACCATGCAAATGTCAGACCTGGCCATCGGCCACCATGGTTTTCGAAAATGAAAATAAACAAAGCATTATTTGATTCCATCATATTCGGGAAACAACATGTAGAAAAAGTATATGTTTTCTTTGATGGTGCAGAAGGTTTATTTAAAACAGAAGTTTTGAATTCATTGAAGAAATTGGATAAATTGGGTATACCAAATGAATTCAGACATGTTCAAGCTGGTTCAGTATATAATAGTTTAAAAATAGCAACTGAATTTGCATGTGAGTTAGGTAAAAGTGTTTATCTAGTTGAAGATGATTATCTACACAAACCTGATGCCATTGAGAAAATAGCTTTGGCACTTCCAGAATTGCAAATATTAAGTGGTTATGACCACGTAGATAGATACACAAGAACTGATGACATAGATTATAAAATACAAATAAAATATATAGATTCAACTAAACAACATTGGAGAACAAGTGAATCAACTGGTCACACTTATGCTATACATGCTAATCTATTAAGTCAAATAAAACATATGTTAGTACAACATGAACACATCATTTCAGATAGAGAATTGTGGAGAGATTTGCATAGGATTAATATTCCTTTGTGGACAGCTATTCCTGGATTTGTTACTCAAGTAGATCCATTTTTATCACCTGGTGTTGATTGGGAAAAGGTTCAAGGATGAGTAAGAAAATTAATGTATTTGGTGGTGGAGGATTTGTTGGTAGTAAATATTGTGAATTGACACCTGATGTTATTAAAAACAACAGAGATGACTACTCAGTTTCACCAATAGTTACTGATATCGTATATTTTATATCGACAGTTGATAATTATAATGTACATACGGACATGCATATTGACATCAACACAAACTTAAATGTTATGATGGATGTATTGAAGTCATTTAGAGAGAATTCACCAGACGCAGTTTTCAATTTCATCAGTTCGTGGTTTGTTTATGGTAATGTGCCTTTGCCAGCAAAAGAAGATTCACATTGCGATCCCAGAGGATTTTATTCTATAACTAAACGTGCCGCAGAACAAATGTTAATTTCATATTGTGAAACGTTTGGCCTAAAATATAGAATATTAAGATTGGGTAATGTTCTAGGTGCAAATGATAACAAAGTGTCCAAGAAAAAGAACGCATTACAGTATATGATTAATCAGATTAAAGAGGATCAGGATATCAATTTATATGACAACGGTACGTTCTACCGAGATTATTCTCATGTTGATGATATAGTTCAAGGAATAAATTTGGTCATAGAAAAGGGTGCAGTCAATGATATCTATAATATTGGTAGTGGAGAACCCACCTATATAAAAAATGCCATGGAGTATGCAGTAAAGACGTATGGATCACTTTCAACTTTGAACAGCATTCCTCCAGCTGAATTTCATGGTGTAGTCCAGACTAAGAATATGGTTTTAGATATTTCCAAGATCAAATCTCTTGGATATGTACCAAAATATAGTTTCTACGATACTGTCGATAGTTTATTGTATAAATAAGTATTAGGCAACCAAAGTGTGTTGCGAATCTAGAAGGAAATCAATGTTATCATTTATTAAGTTTCTCGGAGAAGAAACGGAAGGTGCTAAACTCAAACACATTACCCATGCAGAGGATCGTCCTCTACAGAAGGGTGGCGAGGGATTTACACATGCCGTAGGTGCATTGGATCAGGCACATAACCAGATGAAATCTGGTGGCCACAGTTCCGCACTGACCATGAAATATGACGGTTCACCTTCTATTGTATTTGGACACCATCCTAAGACAGGCAAATTCTTTGTTGCTTCAAAGTCTGCATTTAATAAGACACCTAAACTAAATTACACAGAATCAGACATCGATAAACATCACGGTCATGCACCTGGTCTGGTAAGTAAATTAAAAGACGCTTTGGAACACTTGCCAAAAGTTGCACCCAAAAAAGGTGTATATCAAGGTGACCTAATGTTCTCAGGTGACGATAAAAAAGAAACCAAACATGGAGTTTCTTTTACACCTAACACA